CGCCAGCCTTAAAACATTATGATTAGTATTTGTTGGCTATTAGAAAAATTTCAGCCTGCGACGAGTCACAGACTTACAAAAACTAAGGCCTACTAACATAGTAAACTATAAATGTAAAGACTGTAAGACTTCGTCTAACGAAATGTTACAACTTCAATATAAAATATGTAAAAATATAAAATATATATAAAATGAAGACAATCACGACCATACCGTGATTATTTTAAGTGGTAGATGGATCTCCATGAACATACATGGTGGGTACATTCAAGAAGAAAAGAAAATTGAAATCAGTACCTATAGAACAGTATTTAAATGTAACTACAGAGTGATTGGCACTCAATTCAGGTTGCTTACGGACACAAGTTGTTAAATCAAACATCTCAGTATCTGAATTATCATAGGTGTTTCCATAAATAGTTTTGAAAGGATCACTAATTTCAAATCTAAAATTATTGTACATCGGCAACAAAGCCGACAAACCAGCTTGAGAATTCTGGTCAGTTAAAGCTACTCCTCCAAGTCCAGAGCCATATCTGGGCAATCCATCAGAAAATGTGGTAAAGAACCTCATTTCCTGATCTGTTGACCCCGCAAAATCCTGAACAATAACATTGTCTAGATTTGCGCTAGTAATTGGAGTAATTAGACGTTCCAAGCGTACACTATGAGAGTTAGAAACTCCGACATCAACATTATAATGCCAGATCATAGATCCTCTACGCCCTACAAACATAAACTCCAACCAATTATATGGTGTGCGATTAACAAAGTTAAACGGAGCAGTCGAAGCACCAATAATTTTATTAGCTGTATTAAATCCATTAGGATCAAAACCCCAGCTAGGTGGAATTCTAGATTGGGCCGCATGTACAATTGTGTAAGGTGCAGTAGTACTTAAAGCTTGTGTTTGAACATAAGCTAATGTAGATCGCCGTAATAATGTACGTAACGAAACCACTGCTTCTCCAAAATTAACTAGATACCTATTTTTATCGCAAGTACCTTCCCTTCCAGCCACTGCTGTTAGTTTGTTACTTTCAACTTCACTCTGTGTTGGAAACACGGATCGGGTATCAAGAAAATCTGTAGGATTAGCAAACTCAAAGTTTTCAGCTGCACGAACATGTACCATCACATCAATAGAAGATGAAGTGACTGGTGCCGTAAGTTCATTCAAAACTCTAAGAGTTAAAGTTCCATTAGAATAATTTCTATCATGTTCATACGCAAATGATGATGTTTGCCACCAATTATATCTCCCCGATCGCTCGGGTTGGGATTGTTTAGTCCTTAACCAGGGTAAAGCCTGCATATAAGGAATTCTAACTTCAATCTCATCAGTGGTAGAAATATCAACAATTTGATTAAACACTGCTGTTGTATTATCACTAGTAGAAACAATATCTCCAACAGGATCCCACGAAATACGAACACGTCCTCTATGATACGGTGATTTAATAAATTTAAATGTATATATAATATCGCCTCGCCAATTCCAAAACATAAATTGTAAATGTCCCATTGGAGAGGATTGACAATATGTATTTCCAGAAGTAGCGTAACTATTCATCAAAGGTAAAATTGTAGTATTGAACAATTGAGTATCTTTAGTTTGCGTATTATTCCAAGGAAATTGAGCTAAATAAGAATCACGCTGAACAATACTTGAAATATTCAATTCATCATTAGCAGTTAATCCGGCAATAGCTGGATCAATAGTCAATTCGTTCTTCGGATCAAGAGTCAATTTTTCAACAGGTTCACCAATTTGGGTAGAAGCTAATGAATGAAAGGACAAATTTTTATATGGAGCAACATCACTAATAACTGGCACATTCGTAAACCCGAATATACTTGCTATAGATGAGACTGCTTCAGCACCTATACGTGTAGCGGTAGCAAATGGTGAAATGATTGGTATATCTTCAAGCATACCAGCTGCTGCTGCAATAGCAGAAGCCGGCGCAGAAACAACACCTTTACCATATTCATCTTTCTTAGATTTCTCAATCTCACTCTGCATAGCCAATTTAATTGTTGGTCCACACAGTCTAACATCTTCAGCCCACGCATATGTGGTAACTTGAACGCTATTTCCAGTGGCACCATTTGCAGATTGTAAAGCAGAGTAGAGCACATAGTCTATACTGCCCATTGAACCAATCTCAGAACTATTTGTCACCTCCAACCAATTTTTCCAATAAAAGAAAGGAAGAACCATTTCTCCACCCTTATTACATGATGGTATAATAGAAATATTCGGTCGTTGTGAAAATGGTATAAGAGCTGGGGCATCACTTTTATGACCAATACTGTTATTTAAGTGTGAAGCCATAGGGTGATAAGCAGCTATCATCTTACCATATAAAAATGGAGACGCATTAATGACTACTTTAACATGTAAATTGCAACTTATAAAAGCAAAATTATCAATCTTCTTTTTAATAATAGTATTATTTAAAAACAATTGCCATGGTTTTATAGTAGTTTTAATGACTGAAGAATCTGATTGTGACCAGGAAAAAGAATTAATTTCTACAGGTCGAGCTAAAAAATTAGATAAATCAGCATTTGGGATGTAGTCATCATAAAAAGAAGTATCTGTAATAGGGTTAAATTTCAGAGTATCACCCGCAACATCATCAGAAAACTGAACATTCTCTTGTTGAGATGTTCCTTCTTCTTCTGATATAGTTGGGAGAACTGTATTATCTTCTTTCTCTGATTGTAAAGGGAATGAATGATATTTCACTCCATAATTAAGACGATCAGCACTTGGATGGTAATCCGACAACGTCGAATCAACCATTCCAGGCGAGATAGAATACGTCGAGCTATTACTCGAGCTAAGGTAACGTTCGATGTCTGATTTGACACCGTCCTCTAATAAAGATGCATTTATCATTCTCAATTGAGAGATCTCCGAACGGAGCTCAATCACTGCATTATTGAGTTGATGGAAAAGTTCTCGTACTTCTCCGCAACGTTCGCCACTTTCTCGGGTGACGTCCTTAGAATAAGTTTTACCAATCTATTTACATGTATGGGGTGATTAGCCCACAGTACACGGATGATTCAAGCACATCATACTACCTGATTATTTATACTCCCCAGGCAAGGAGTGTGTGTGCTCTAGAAAGATCTTCTAAAGCACTTCTTCATGTCTTGGAATTTTTCAATCAAAGACTCATAAGAAGGAAAGGTGCTATCCTCAACATAGCTCTGTAATCCAGTATTACTCACTATCTCTTTGAACATAACCTCTTTTGCACGATACATTTCTTCTCCATACCAAAAATATTCACGCAACGCAGTACCCATAACTTCAATTGCTTGATGTTTAAGGGAAACTGTTTTGCTCTTGACACAAGTCAACAACATTTTCTCTATGGAGTCTGGATCGAGCGGACATACATACATATTCAGATTCTCCTCATAACGCCATTTCCTTTTAAGAAACGAACTATCGTTTATATGAATATAAGGGACAGATTCTGCTTCTTTATCAGCCATGGTATATTGAATATCAATATCAGCAAGAACTTTTTGAATAGCCGTATGGTTAAACCAAGGTGATTTATGAGAAACTCCCATAATATTATCATCACCATAAGTCATTAAATGGACATTATCTTGAAAAGATTCTGCCTCCTTTTCTGGATTCAATTCGTAATATACATATCGCATATACAAAGAGTTCACCAAACTATTAATAATAACAGTCAAAGGATGACCAGAAGGATTAGAACCATAAAATTCAATAAGGTCGCCATTAAAATCCACTAAAGGGAAAGCGGTATCCTCAGCAATGCCTTTCAAAACAAGAATATCATCATCATCAAAACCTGCTTGTCGTGAGACAGCTATAATGATATCAAATGCAGCTAAAATAAGAGAAGCTGGCATACGTTTATCAAACTTAGCATAATCTCCGGCTACTATTCTGTCTTCTCCGAACTCAACAAGAAACTTTCTTATTTCATTCCATTCAGGTGACTGACAAATAGTACCAGGCGCTGCTTCAAAAACAAACCTATTACTCTGTAATAATTTAGTAAACGATAAAGTATACTTTCTTACTACTATAGACCAATCAATTGGAGCACCAGTGAAAACACGAGTTTTACCAATCTTAGCTTTTTGAAAAGTAACTGGTTCATCTTTCAGATGAGCACAGAAATT